CAAAGGTGGATAAAAACGACAACATCTTCCCCAACAAATCGACGCCGGAGGCGAAGATAGACGGCCCGGTTGCCATGTTTACCGGGCTCAGTCGTCTAATCCTCAACGGCGGAGAAGAGCCGCAGGATTTAAGCGGCTTCTTTGATAATCCGATAATGGTAGGTTTCTGATGAAAGAGAACAAACAGCCCGGCAGGGTCAAAAGCGCGCTGCTTAACTGGCTGGGCGTGCCGATCGGACTGACGACGGGAACCTTCTGGCAGGAATGGATGGGCATGAGCAGTAGTGGAAAGGTGGTGTCGGCTGATAAAGCGATCCACCTTTCTGCCGTCTGGGCCTGTGTCAGGCTGCTGAGTGAGTCTGTATCCACGCTGCCGCTAAAGATTTACGCACGGCAGCCGGACGGATCACGCAAGCCCGCCACTGACCATCCGGCATACCAGGTTCTTTGTCGCCGGCCAAACCTCGAAATGACACCATCCCGTTTCATGCTGATGCTGGTCGCCAGTATCTGCCTGCGCGGTAATGCCTTTGTCGAAAAGAAGATGATCGGTAATCGCCTGGTGGCACTGGTGCCGCTGTTGCCTCAGAACATGGTGGTTAAGCGACTGGATAACGGCAGCCTGGAATACACCTATACCGAAGTGGCAACGCAACGCGTTATCCCGGTAAAAAACATTATGCATATTCGCGGGTTTGGCCTGGATGGCATCTGCGGCATGATGCCGATGATGGCCGGGCGCGATGTGATCGGTTCGGCTATGGCGGTCGAAGAATCGGCAGCGAAGATATTTGAGAATGGGCTGCAAAGCTCGGGCTTTTTATCAGCAGAGGCAGCGCTGGATGCAGAGCAGCGTGAACGGTTGCGTGGTTATATGCAGGCATTCACTGGCTCACGCAATGCTGGACGGATTATGGTCCTGGAAGGCGGTCTGAAATATCAGAACGTCACCATGAACCCCGAAGCGGCTCAGATGCTGGAGTCCCGCGCGTTCAGCATTGAGGAAATCTGCCGCTGGTTTCGCGTGCCGCCGTTTATGGTTGGCCATGCTGATAAACAGAGTAGCTGGGCGTCGAGCGTTGAGGGAATGAACCTGCAGTTCCTGACAAACACGCTGCGTCCGTTGCTGGTAAACATCGAGCAGGAGATTTCCCGCTGCCTGCTGGATGGTGATGATGACCTGTTTGCTGAATTCTCCGTTGAAGGGTTGCTTCGTGCTGACAGTGCCGGACGGGCCGCTTACTACACCACGGCGCTTCAGAACGGCTGGATGTCCCGCAATGATGTCCGGCGTCTGGAGAACATGCCGCCGATTGAAGGCGGTGAGCTTTATACCGTTCAGCTGAACCTGACGCCGCTGGAAGATTTGAAGCAGAACAGCAAGGCAGCACAGGCCGCACAGATGCGTAAGCTGCACAGCTACCTTTTCCCTGACGTACCTTTCGAGCAATCCCCGCTGAAACAGGCGGCTTAGGAGCTATCCCCATGACACTGAAAAGCCTTCCGGAAGCACCGGCGGGGCGGCCTTCTGCACTCTCAAAACGGGATTTGCCGTCCGCCACCATGGAGCGCTGGAACGGCGGCATCAAAGCCGCAAACACTGATGAAAACAGCATCTCCATTTTTGACGTTATCGGTGCCGATTACTGGGGTGAAGGCGTAACGGCCAGTCGTATCGCCGGTGCGCTCCGCTCAATGAATGGCGCTGACGTGACGGTGAATATCAACTCGCCGGGCGGCGACATGTTTGAAGGCCTGGCCATCTACAACCTTTTGCGCGAGTACAAAGGCAAAGTCACCGTGAAGGTGCTGGGGCTGGCAGCATCTGCTGCCTCCATCATTGCCATGGCCGGAGACGACGTGCAAATCGGACGTGGTGCCTTCCTGATGATTCATAACTGTTGGGTCTATGCGATGGGCAACCGTCATGACCTGGCGCAAATCGCCGCAGACATGGAGCCTTTCGATAAAGCGATGGGTGACATCTACTCTGCGCGAACGGGACTCAGTAAGGAAGAGGTGGCCACGATGATGGATGGCGAAACCTATATCGGCGGCGGTGATGCGGTTGATAAAGGTTTTGCCGATCGCCTGCTTTCCGCTGATGAAATTTCTGATGACGACGACAGTCCGGCGGCAGCATTGCGCAAGCTCGACGCGTTGCTGGCGAAAGCGGATACCCCGCGCTCTGAGCGTCGCAAACTTCTGAAAGCTTTAACCGGCAGCAAGCCAGGCGCTGCTGCCGATCATGATGGTACGCCGGGCGCTACCGAAGAAATCAACCCTGAAAATATTGAACAACTTGAAAACGCCCTGGCGGCGTTCGGCAAATAAGGAAAAACCATGTCTGAAGTTAACGATTTACTGAAAAAAGTCTCCGCTAAGCTGGAAGAAGTGTCCGGCACCTTCAGCCAGAAGGCCGAGGATGCGCTGAAAGAGGCTAAAAACTCCGGCCAGCTGTCTGCGCAGACCAAAGAAGCGGTGGATAAAATCGCTACCGAATTCAACGCTCTGACTGAAGCCAATAAGTCTCTGAAAGCGTCTCTGGGCGAACTGGAGCAGCACGTTGCCAGCATGCCGCTGAACAACGCTAAAAAGGTGATCGAGACCGTTGGCCAGACCGTTATCAGCAGTGAAGCGCTGAAAGCGTTCGCGGCAAGCGTTGAAGGCGGGAAGCGCGTCAGCGTTCCGGTGAATGCTGCGCTGATCTCCACTGACGTGGCAACCGGCGTGGTTGAGCCGCAGCGCCTGCCGGGTATTGATACCGCGCCGAAGCAGCGCCTCTTCATCCGGGATCTGATTGCGCCGGGCCGCACCTCTGCACCGGCCATCTTCTGGGTGCAGCAGACCGGATTCACCAATGCGGCGAAAGTCGTGCCGGAAGGTACCGCCAAGCCGTACAGCGATATCCAGTTCGCCACGCAGATCACGCCGGTCACCACCATCGCGCACATGTTCAAAGCGTCCAAACAGATTCTGGATGACTTCGCGCAGCTGCAGTCCACTATCGACGCCGAGATGCGTTACGGCCTGAAGTATGTGGAAGAACAGGAAATTCTCTTTGGCGACGGTACCGGTGCGCACCTGAAAGGCATCGTGCCGCAGGCCTCGGCGTACGATGCGGCGTTCACCGTAGAACAACAGAACGGCATCGACGATCTGCGCCTCGCAATGCTGCAGGCTCAGCTGGCGCGCTTCCCGGCTTCCGGCCACGTCCTGCACTTCATCGACTGGGCGAAGATTGAGCTCACCAAAGACACGCTGGGCCGCTACATTCTGGCGAACCCGGCGGCGCTGACCGGCCCTACTCTCTGGGGCCTGCCGGTTGTAGCCACTGAGGCCGCAGCATTCCAGGGCAAGTTCCTGACCGGTGCGTTTAACGCCGCGGCGCAGCTGTTCGATCGTGAAGATGCCAACGTGGTTATCTCCACCGAGAACGCCGACGACTTCGAGAAGAACATGATCTCGATTCGTTGCGAAGAGCGCCTGGCGCTGGCGGTGAAACGGCCGGAAGCGTTTATTTACGGAGCCTTCACTGCGCCTGCTACAGGTGGCGGTGCGTAATCCTTAACGGCGGCCTGCGGGCCGCTTTTCTTTTCCTTTAAGGAGACAGCCATGAAGCTGATCGCTATCAAGCCCATTTACTTTGAAGGTAACGTGCTTACCGAAGGCACCGAGTTCGAGACGCTTGAGCAGCATGGTCGCGAGCTTGTGGCACGCGGTTATGCCTCAGAGCCCGGTGCCAAAAAAACGGAACCGGATAAAGACCCCGATCCAAAAGGAAAGGGCAAAGGTAAGTAAGGGGCGCGCATGCTGACTAAAGAGCAGGTGAAGCAACACTGCAATATCGAACAGGATTTCACGGAAGACGACGCCTGGATCGATACGGGCATAAAAGCCGCGGAACGTTACGTTGAAAATTGGACCCGCCGTCGGCTTTATGAAAAGGCGGATGATCCGCTTTATATGGCCGATCCAGACGCGCTGCTTTATGGCGAGGATGTCGAAATGGCTATGTTGATGCTGATTGCCCACTGGTACACCAACCGTGAAACGGTCAGCACCGGCAGCACGACATCTGCGCTGGCTTTCTCAACTGAAGCACTCCTTCAACCCTACCGGATTTATGGCCTATGAAAGCGGGACGTCTGCGGCACAGGGTAACCCTTCAGAAACCGGCAGCCGGGCGATTACCGTCCGGACAGCCTGCAACCGGCTGGGTGGATGTTGCTTCGGTTCGGGCAGAAGTCGCGGATGTATCGGGTCGGGAGATGATGGACGGCGGCGCAGAGTTGAGCAGCACCACAACCCGGATCTGGATGCGTCGTTATCCAGGCATTCCCGTAACCACGGGATGGCGAGCCGTTCATCTGCCGCCTACCGGAGGCGGTGAGATATATGACATCAAGTCGGCTATCTCAGCAGAGAACGGCACCAGGCTGGAATTACTTTGCGAGAAGGGGGTGAAACAGTGATTTCAACGAGTCTTGATTTTTCGGGGCTGGCCGATATCGCGAAGGATCTGGAGACGCTCAGCAGGGCTGAAAATAATAAGGTTCTGCGTGATGCCACGCGTGCTGGTGCAGAAGTTCTGCGACAGGAGGTAGAAGATCGTGCGCCCGTCCTTACCGGGAAACTGAAAAAAAACGTGGTGGTGGTGACCCAGAAGGGTCGCCGTCGCGGCGAAATCGCTTCCGGCGTGCATATCCGGGGCGTTAACCCGGACACCGGCAACAGCGACAACAAAATGAAGGCCAGCAATCCGCGCAACGCTTTTTACTGGCGCTTCGTTGAGCTCGGTACATCGAATATGCCAGCGCACCCCTTTGTTCGTCCTGCGTTTGACACCCGGCAGGAAGAAGCAACGCAGGCAGCGCTGGCGCGAATGAATCAGGCTATCGACGAGGTACTGGCGAAATGACCGAAGCCGATATCTATCCACGCCTCAGCGCGCTGGCAGGCGGCAACGTCTTTCCGTACGTGGCGCCGCAGGGAACCTCTGCACCATGGGTGATTTACCTGTTGCCTTCCTCAGCCAGTGAGGATGCTTTCTGCGGACCGGCAGAAACAGCAAGCACGGTTCAGGTTGATGCGTGGGCCTCGTCGATTGATGACGCCCGGGCGCTGCGTAATCAGGTTAAAGCCGCTCTGGCCGATCTGCATCCTGTTGGACTGAACGAGATCAATGACTATGAGCCTGACACCGGACTTTACCGGGCCACGCTTGAAGTTCAGATCTGGCAATAAATCATCATCACATTAACTCTGCCGCCTCCGGGCGGCTTTTTTATATCCGGAGATCACCATGTCCTCTAAGTACGAAAAAACACAGGGAACGAAAATCAACGTTTCCGCCGATCCGGCAACTTCAGCCAATCCCGCTGGCGCAACCTGGCAATCTATCAACTGCTCGACCAAAGAGCTGAGCTATACCGGGGGCCAGAAGTCAGATATTGACACCACCACGCTCTGCTCTACCGAGCAGGAGATGACGAACGGCCTGGCCGCGCCGGGTGAAATGACGGTATCCGGAAACTGGTCCTCAGAAGAAGAGGGGCAGAACACGCTGCGCACCGCTTACGACACTGACGCGCTGCATGCGTTTCAGGTGATCTTCCCGTCCGGCAACGGTTACGCGTTTCTGGCTGAAGTGCGCCAGAACAGCTGGAGCCTGGGTCCTTCCGGTGTGGTAACCGCATCGTTTACGCTGCGAATCAAAGGCAAGCCAGTTCCGATCGTTCCTGCACCCTCTGCAGGCTAATAACGGCGGCGAAAGCCGCTTTTTCTGACTTAAAACGAGAAAAATGAAATGGCCAATAAGGTTTCACAGAGTTCACTTCGCTCGCTCGCGCTGGCGCCGATGGCAGGCTTCCGTACCAAAACCGTTACCGTTCCGGAGTGGGAAAGCGTCAAAGTAAAACTTCGGGAGTCATCAGCGCAGGCCTGGCTTGAATGGCAGCAGGTGCTTAATCCGAAGCAGGGAGAAGGCGAACCAGAAGAGCTGACAGCAGCCGAACGCGCACTGCGTAACAAGAGCGCTGATGTGGTGCTGTTTATTGATGTGCTGCTGGAGGAAGGCGGCACGCAGGTCTTCAGCGAAGAGGATAAGCCGCAGGTCGAGCAGTTCTATGGCCCGGTACACTCCCGCCTTCTCAAGCAGGCGCTTGACCTGACTACTTCGGCGGCCGAGGTGGAAAAGCCGTAAGCCAGCCCGGCACGTTCTTCCTGATGACGCTGGCGCTCCGTCTGGGGCGCACGCTTGATGAACTGAAGCAAACCCTGACGGCCAGGGAGTTGCGCATGTGGATAGAGTTTGACCGCATCAATCCCATCAGCGATCGGCGCGGTGATATTCAGGCGGCGCAAATTTCCGCTGCTGTGCTTAACTCGCAGGGCGCCAAGGTCAGCATGGATGATGTCGTCCTCCAGTGGAATGCGCCCGAACAGGAAGATAGCAGTGCCGGGCTGGAAGGGTTCTTTGCGGCGATGGCCGGGTAATGTCACTGGGCGGAACTCCGCCCCTTACATCGGAGCTCATCTAATTGCGAGTTTTGTTCTATCCCCTCTCCCCTGTTAGGATTGCTCTGTTATTTATCAATGGGGGTATAGATGAAAAGGTTAGGAGTTTTATTTCTATTTTTTTTAAGCATTGCGGCCGAGGCAAGGCCTTTAACTGACCCTGAGAAAAAAGCTATAGAATCTACGATCAGGGAGGAAATGAAGGACCCAGAGGCGGCCAAGTTTTATCACGGTGATTTCCCTTACCCAAACACATATATGTATTGTGGCTATGTAAATGGTAAGAACTCATATGGTGCCTATGCGGGCAAGCAGTTGTTTGCTGTGATGGTTGATAAAAACGATAAAGGTGAATATTTCGCACTTTCCTTTGATTATAGCAAAGCAACAGGGGAGCCCACTGAACAAGAGGGAATTGCTACTTTATGCGCAAATAATGGGTATGATTTGCCTGTTAAAAAGATGTTTTACAAAGATGTAAACAGAGAGCGCAAAAAGAAAAACATCCCCCCTATCAATAAAGCATTCATAAGCAATTAAATAAACCCGCTTCGGCGGGTTTTTTAATAGGTGAAATATGGCGACGCTTCGCGAGTTAATAATCAAAATTTCTGCTAATTCTCAGTCATTCCAGACTGAAATTTCCCGCGCTTCTCGTATGGGGCAGGATTATTATCGCACCATGCAAAATGGTGGCAGGCAAGCTGCAGCTGCTGCGCGTGAGAGCGAGAAAGCACTGTCCGATCTTACAAGTGGTTTTGCAAGCGCAGGCCGGGCTGCCGCAGCGGCTTCAGCAGCCTTTGCAACTGGCAAGCTAGTCCAGATCGCTGACGAATGGACTTCTGTAAATGCCCGGTTAAAACAAGCGTCCAGCACCACTGACGACTTTACCAGTTCTCAGATACAGCTCATGCAGATTAGCCAGCGAACAGGCACTGCGTTTTCTGATAATGCTAATCTTTTCTCACGTGCAGCCGCTTCTATGCGGGAGTTTGGTTATGACTCTTCGGATGTGCTTAAAATAACCGAAGCGGTTTCTACCGGGCTGAAAATATCTGGCGCTAGCGCTGAAGAGTCTGGGTCTGTTATTACGCAGTTTAGCCAGGCGCTGGCCCAGGGCGTTCTTCGTGGCGAAGAGTTTAATGCCGTTAACGAGTCCGGCGATCGCGTTATCAGGGCTCTGGCTGCTGGAATGGGTGTCGCTCGAAAAGACCTTAAAGCTATGGCGGATCAGGGTCAGCTGACGATTGATAAAGTCGTGCCAGCTATGATAAGCCAGCTCGATAATTTGCGGGGGGAGTTTAGCTCCATGCCGCAGACTGTTTCCGGATCACTGCAAAAAGTAACCAACTCCTTTATGGCATGGGTTGGTGGCATCAACCAGGCGACAGGTGCTACTTCTGCTTTATCTGGAGGGCTTGATGGTGTCGCCGGAACACTGGATTCCCTTACATCCTCAGCAGTGAGCGGCACACTGAATGACGTCGCTAATAACATGTCCACCATTACAACAGTTGCTGGTGCGCTGGTTGGCGTTGGGCTGGCGAAGTATCTCGGGGGTGTCATCAGCAGTGCTACGGGGGCTACAGCATCTTTACTTTCTGCAGCTAAAGCTGAAGTCGCTCTTGCGGTCGCGCAGGACAAAGCTGCCCAGTCGGCAGTGGCTGCTTCACGCGCTGAGGTGTACAGGGCGCAACAAGCAGTTCAGACTGCTCGCAGCGCTGATGTGCAGGCAGCCCAGCGAGAAAAAGTTGCTGCCGCAGAGGCTAAGGTTACAGCAGCCCAAACGCGTTTAAATACTGCGTTAACCAGCGGCGCCGCGACAGAAAAAGTCAGGGCGCGAGCAGCTCTCGAACGAGCGCAATCCGGTCTGGCAGCAGCTAAAAACGCAGATGTTCAGACAGTAGCCGAAACAAGGCTGGCATCAGCACAGGCTGCGCTTACCCGGAATCTTTCAGGCAGGGTTACAGCACAGAACAACCTGAACAGTGTAACATCTGTTGGAACGCGCCTCTTAGGCGGAGCGATGGGGTTGATCGGCGGTGTCCCTGGTCTTGTTATGCTCGGTGCAGGTGCATGGTATGCCATGTACCAAAATCAGGAGCAGGCCCGCCAGTCGGCGCAAGAATATGCCAGCCAGATAGATCAGATCCGTGAAAAGACATCTAAAATGTCGCTTCCTGATACTGACGATAATCGCAAGAAAACCATTGAAGCATTGGCCGAGCAAAACAGGCTTGTCACTGAACAGCAAGGGAAAGTTGAGAAATTAAAAGGTCAGATTGATGATCTCAATGCTGCGAGGGGTAAACCCGGCATCACTGGAGAAAACGATCTTAATATAGTTCGCGCCATTTCCGTTGTTACAGGTGATTTAGCTGTCGAGGAAGACAAGCTCAATCAACTCCGTGAGCAGGCGCGTATAATTCAGCAGGCGCTGGCAGAAATTGAGCGTCGCAGGACAGACCAGCTCCGCGAACAGGCGTGGAAGCAAAACCAGGCTTATTATTCTTTATTGATGATGAACGGTCAGCATTCTGAGTTGAACAGACTGCTTTCGCTTGGTAATCAGCTGCTCTCGTCACGAAGCGCATTAGTTAATGTTCCGTATGCCATTCCACAAGCCCCTGTATCCACTCAGGATCAACAAAGCCTTATTCAAAAGCAGCAACAGGCAGAGCTTGCCGGGTTAACGGGTCTTGCCAGGGTACGCCAGCAGGCGCAATACGATCTCCAAAAAATGGGCCGCATAGGCCCTGAAAACTCAACATATGCTGCGGAATATGTAAAGGCTGCCGAAGCCGAATACAACAATTCGCAGCGGGTTGCTGCCGCCCAAAAATCTCAGGCTGATGCTACACGCGACGCAGGAAAGGCCGCTCGTGAAGCAGCGCAAACAGCCGAGCAGTACAGCCGAAAAATGGCAGACCTGAGTATCGCTACCGAAGTGCAAAAGGTTCGCGCTACACAGGGCGAGCAGGCTGCTGAATTATTTGCCGCATCTCATGAAAACGGTACTAAGTGGAGCGAAGAGCAGCGCAAATCTATCGAGGCCGGTGCTGTGGCGCTGGCCCAGTGGTCGCAAAAAGCCGACGAGGCGGTTCGTAAGCAGCGTGAAATGACCGACGCGCTTAAGGATCTCAAGGATGCCGCGCGCCGATATCAGGATGAAACAAACCTGAATGTCGCCACGTCAGGGATGGGGAGTCGTGATCAGGATCAGTACCGTGAACAACAGGAAGTAGAGCGAGTATTTGATAAAACCGATAAAGGTGCTGAGGCTGTAGCTGCCCGCGCCTCAGCGCTGGATGCGCTTGATAAAAAATATCAACAGGCTAAAGCCAGCGAACTGGACTGGCGGGCTGGCGTAAGTGCTGGTCTGGCTGACTGGATGGATAATGTCAGCAATATAGCGGGTACGGTTTCGCAGGGCATTACCTCTACTATGGACAGCGCTCTGGATAACGTAGCCTCTATGCTTGTTCGCGGAAAGGCAGACTGGAAGGAGTGGGGTCTGTCAGCCCTAGAGATGATCGCGAAGGTCAGTCTTCAGATGGCTGCTGTCAGCGCGCTGGGTGGTTCGTCGGGCCTGCTGGGCTCTCTAGTAGGTAGCGTGGCGGGGGCATTTGGTGGGGGCGCAGCGGCTGCGGCAGGTGCAACGCCGTCAGGTGCATATACCGCCGCTGCGGGCTCGCTCACATTCAACGCTAAAGGCGGAGTATACGACTCTCCCTCGCTCAGTGCGTTTAGCAACAGCATTGTCGATACACCGACATTCTTCGCCTTTGCAAAAGGAGCTGGCGTCATGGGCGAGGCGGGGCCGGAGGCGATCATGCCGCTGACCCGCGCTGCTGATGGGTCGCTGGGCGTACGTGCTGTGAGAAATGGCGGCGTAACACCTGGCGGCGGCGGTGCGCCGCAGGTCAATATCCATATCGATGGCAACGGCAATACCCAGACCCAGGCGAGTGGGGGTTATGAGCAGTTCGGGCGTGAAGTGGGCAACTTTGTCGATCGACGTTACCGCGAGCTGATTGGGCGTGATATGTCCCCGGGTGGCGCGCTCTGGAATCTGGCAAAAGGAGGTCGCTGATGGCTCTTGAAACGTTCAGCTGGTGTCCACGAATCAATGCGGAACAGGAGGTAAATTTTCGCCGTCGTACCGCGCAATTTGGTGATGGGTACCAGCAGGTGTCCGGGGACGGGATTAATCCCCGGTCGCAAAAGTGGAATCTTCAGTTCACCGGTACCGAAGCGTACATCGCGGCGATTAAAGCCTTTCTTGATCGCCATCAGGGTGTGAAAGCATTTCAGTGGCACCCGCCACTTGAGCCAATCGGGTTATATCGTTGCGACACCTACACTCCGACTTCGCTGGGCGCCGGACTCTTCAACCTTTCCGCAACTTTTGAGCAGGCTTATAAACCATGAGCTTAAACAGTGATTACCAGAAGCTTGAGCCAGGCAATGAGGTCCGGCTTTTTTCTGTAGATGGCACGGCGTTCGGTACCGGAGAAGTGCTGCGTTTCCACAGCTACAACGTCCCGCATACTGAAGCAGAGATTGTGACGGCTGGTGGTGATGAATCGAAACTACCTGCCAAAAGCATCTGGTGGCAGGGGCAGGAATATAAAGCGTGGCCCTGTCAGATTGAGGGGATCGAGGCTTCCACCAGTGGGAGCAGCGCTCAACCGAAATTATCGGTAGCTAACCTCGACGGTTCAATCACGGCGCTGTGTCTGGCCTATGACGATATGCTGCAGGCGAAGGTGACGATTCATGACACGCTGGGCAAATATCTCGATGCGAAAAACTTCTCTGGTGGCAATTCCACAGCAGATCCTACTCAGGAAAAGCTGAAGGTTTTCTATATTGATGCGAAAAGCAACGAGACTAACGAGGTCGTTGAGTTCACTCTCTCCAGCCCGATGGACCTGCAGGGGCTGATGATACCTACCCGCCAGCTCCATTCGCTGTGCACATGGTGCATTCGTAATAAATACCGTACTGGTGATGGTTGCGATTACGCCGGGTCCCGCTATTTCGATAAAAACAATAATCCGGTGAGCGATCCCTCGCTGGATGAATGCAACGGCACTCTCTCAGCCTGCAAACTCCGATTCGGCGAAAATAACGAACTCTCGTTTGGTGGTTTTCCGGGCACATCTTTGATCAGGAGCTGATATGCGCCAGAAAACCATTGATGCCATCATGGCGCATGCTGCAGCTGAATATCCTCGCGAGTGCTGCGGTGTGGTGGCACAGAAGAGCCGGGTGGAGCGATATTTCCCCTGCCGTAATCTCGCTACCGAGCCGACTGAACACTTTCACCTGTCGCCGGAAGATTACGCAGCCGCCGAAGAATGGGGACCGGTGACCGCCATCGTTCACAGCCACCCCGATGCAACCACCCAGCCTAGCGAAATGGATAAGGCACAGTGTGATCTCAACGGGCTACCCTGGCACATCGTCAGCTGACCGGAAGGTGACTTACGTACCATCTTACCGCGGGGAGAAATCCCACTCATTGAGCGTCCATTTGTTCTGGGCGTGTACGATTGCTGGGGCCTGGTGATGAGCTATTTCCGGCAGGCGCACGGGATAGAATTGCATGACTACCGGGTGGATTATCCCTGGTGGGAGGACGAATACCCGGATAATTTCTATCAGGAATGCTGGTACGAGTGCGGCTTCCGTGAGATCGACGGCGCGCCGCAGCCTGGTGATATGGTGATCATGCAGGTACAGTCGAATAAGTGGAATCACGCGGGGATTCTGCTGGAAGGTAATATGCTATTGCACCATTTGTATGGACACCTGAGCCAGCGAGTACCGTATGGTGGATACTGGCAGGACAGAACGATGAAGGTTCTACGCTACAAATCTCTGTGCTAATCTTTCTGAAATTATTTAAGGGAATAGCATATGAAAAAAGTTTTCATCTCTCTATTGGTTGTTGGTCTATTCGGGTGCTCTACTGAGCCAGTATCTCCAAAAGATGCTAAACCAGTTCCGCCAGCAATAAAATATCAAAAAAAGGAAGGTTTTCTACCAATTACCATTATCAGGGATAAGGGAGTCATAGGGGTTGCCTGCGAGATTACTGTTTATATTAATGGTGAGCAAATTGCTAATCTTAATCGCGCAGAAAAGGTCACACCTTATGTTTCACCTGGTCAAATTATACTTGGTGCTGGTTTTAATGGGGCTGGTCTCTGTAGTGGGCCGGTGAGAAAAGAAAGAGCCTTTACGATAAATAACAATGACCATATGGTTTTCCGTATATTTATGGATCAGGATGCCAACATAGATATACTCCCCTCCACCATAAAGTAAATAAGCCGCCGAGTAGGCGGTTTTTTTATGAGGTTAAAATGAAAGAAGAAATGATTCAGATAGAGCTCAGCGGTGAGCCAGGTAAGATTTTTGGAAAGACCCATCA